GGAGGTAGCCCTGTAAGCATTGGGCTTTCTCCTGTGTTTAAAAATTTAAACCCAGCAGCGTAAAAACACAGGAGGCAGGAAGGAGTAAGCTAGCCCCTGTAGACTATGGGTGTTGAACTTTCAAGAATAATTCCATACCCGGAAAGCTCAAACGCAGGGGTTCGTAAAAGTAACATATTATGTTACTTTTGTCATATCGGAAGAAGTCCAATAAACGTGGGGTATTGGAAACTTGACAAAGAGCGATTGTTGAAAAGCTCAACCCCACGAGTCGGAGAAGCCCATCATGTCTCCCTCTGGCTCCTCGGGCATCCAGCCGCATGTCGGGCAGACCCACCCGTCCCCTTGCACCTCTAACGAAGCGTCGCACGGATTACCGTCTGGCATCTCCGCAGGACACTCCGGCGGATCTTCCGGTGGGTCAAGGTTAAAATCTTGCATTGTCATTCCGTGCCTACCGGGAAAGCTCAAACACAGGATATTTGAAACAGGGGAGAACAGATGCAATTGGTATCAATCAACCCCAAAACCGTTTCTGCCTTTTTGATGGCACACACTCGCCAGCAGTTTCCCGAGGTATCAATGGGGTAAGAACCTTCAAAAACTCAACCCCCTGTATTTACACAAGTAACCCGAGTAACCTTTTAGTAACCGTCTTTCACTCCATCTTTTCTGGCCAGTAACCGAGTAACCCAGTAACTTGATTATTACGTAGGGAATTAATACCCCCTCGCAACCCGCACCGCACTTCCCGTCAATCCCAAACTGGTCTATGAAAAGTGGGTTACTGCGGTTACTCGGTTACTGCCCCCGTTTACTGGGGTGAAACGAGTAACCCGCCACCCCTTGTCGGTTACTAATACAACGCCCAGATATTCATCAACAACAGGACAGCATACACTAAGAGCGCACCCCGTCCCGCAGTCCCCAGGGTGTCCGTATAGGCCCAGACAAAGACCAGGAAAACGAGCATTACAGCGTCAGCGATCAGCGTGAGGAGCGGCAGCATGGGGTTCTCCAGGGACGTGACTGGTCATTGCTTTCCCAACAAGATAGGCGACCGCGAACCCCGCATCACGGGTGAATCCGTTCCCCTCTCCCCCAGCCTTTGACTCGTTTGTCGTCATGGTCATAATCCACCACCGTCATGCGCCGGAACCCGAGTGCCTGCATGGTCTCGGCCACCCGGCGTGCTTGTCGCGTGTCCCGTCGTTCCACCGGGATACACAACACGTCCCAAATCTGTTCTGGCGTTACGCGGTGGTACTCCTCATCAAAGAATTGGGCCAGCTTATCCTCCCACGGGTCAGTGGCTTTCCGCCGGTCTTGCTGCATTGTAGCTGCGTCCCATAATGCCGGGTCCAGTCGGATGGACTCGCCAGCCTGTTCTCGGGCGTAGGCTTCGGCCCAGAGTTGGTCACGGTGTGTCTGAATCCAATTCACATCAAATTTCTCCACCCGCACCGGCCAGAAGCGGCGGTTGCCTGTTGAATCAGTCAAGTAGGTGTAGGAATTAGTCGTGCCAATAACAATGAATTGCCGAGGTTGCTCAATGGGCATCCGCGCATAGGCCATCCGCACGGGGCCATCGACTTGACGTGAGAGCATGCCCTTGAGTTGCTCCACCAGACTGATACGCATGCCCGAGAGGTCAGAGGCTTCAATCAGCCATTTGCCTAGCGTACGCTCCACAATCTCTTTGGACCCCACGTTGAGGGGGAGGTCATCCGAGAACCACTGCCCTTCAGGACAGAGCAACCGGAGTGCGGTGGACTTCAACAACCCCTGTTGCCCAGATTCGAGCACGACCATTTCATCAAATTTACACCCGGGGTGCGTGATGCGCCGCACCGCCGCAATCAACATCAGCGCCGACACCGCGCGCACATATGGCGTGTCCCCGGCGTGGGCACTTTCGATCAACCACATGTCCAGCCGGGGGGTGCCGTCCCACGTCAGGGTAGTCAGGTAGTCTTCCACCGGATGATAGGCGTGTAAATGCGCCAAATCTTGAAGGATATCAAAGAAGAAATCTTTGCTGGGTCGAAACCGGAATTCATTATCAATTGCCAACCAGATGCGGATGGCCACGGGGTCTTGGAGGGGCACCCACTTATCGTCCCCGAGGGTGATCAACGCCCGGTGCGCAAAGTCGTCAAATCGCAATTTCACTTTCAGCTTAGACAAGGCTAGGTGAATATTGAATTGGGAATTGGGCTTGATGGCTCCCGATTTGTTGGTTTGCCACTCGGACTCTCCCCGCTGGCCCCAAATTTTGTAGATTGTCGCCGGGAGTGTCGCCACCCCTTGTTTGCCCAACTCGGGTCCACCCGTGAATGGGTCATCTTCGGCATGACCGTAGGTGGTATGAACCTCCACTTGACGGTCAGCAATTTTGGCATCGTGCGCCAGGGTGCCCGCTTCGTGGATGAGGGTGACGCATTCCCCTTCGGTCACACCACATCGGCGCAGCGTCCCCGCGAGTGCCAGCCCCCATTCATGTCTGTTTCCTGGTGGGTTGTAGTATCGGGTAATAATGGCGCACGTGGCGACCAGTCGCACCGCGCGCAACAGGGCTTTTGCAGGGACGTGCGCGGCGTCACCCATCTCCCCATCCCATTCCAGCACTTCTCCGTCAGGGTGCGTGGACGGGGGAGCCATATCTTGGTGTTCTGCACGGAGTTCAATCAACGTGGTGCCGGCGTCCAGGTCTTTGAAGGCCAGCGTCTTCGGGAAAGTGGCGGTGTACAAGCGTTTGCTGCGCGGTTTGGAGGTGCGGCCATAAATGGCGCCAGTGGGGGGGAGAAACGCATCAGCGACAGCTACCGCTTCAGGGCAATCAATATCTATCACCACCAGCCCGTCCACTGACCGGATGCCCAGGTTGTCTTTGGGCTTGAAGTCGCTGGGCGCAAAGATCAGATTGGTCCAGCCCGTGTCCTTGCAGATTTTGCTCCCGGGGGCCAAGGGAACAACAGCCCAACCCCGGCTGATATAGTCCGCAGCCCATTTTTTGATACTCACCGGGTGCCCCTCCATTCCCGGTGAGCAGATTTCAGGGCACTTCGGCAGTTCGTAATACCTGCCCCCTCTGGCCCATCCGACAACGGAGCGTGCTGCCAACGAGCGTGTTGCGCGTCTAGGTAAGTGAGCAGAACGTGGAGCCGCCAACTGCGTGTCGGCCACGATTCATCCCGCACGACACAATGCGCAAATCGTCCGATGAGGTCACTGCGCGCGGATTGCTGTTGGAGCCAAATATAGAATGGTGACAACGCTGCCCCGTTCTGAGTGTGTTGCTCGGCTTACCTCCTGGGCAGAGGTAGGCAACTTGCGTGGTTGGCACACCAACCGGGCAACGATGACAGGAGGAGTAAAGCTCCGTCGATTGGTATTGTATCCGAAACGGAGTAAACCGCAAAGTTGAATTTTTGGAGGGCGGGTGAAAGAGTCTGATGGTTGTCTTTTTTAGAAAAAGTTTTGGGAGATAAATGCGCACCCCAGTAAACATGGCATGTAATTTCTAAAATAATTGAAAAGTTATGTTTCTATTGGGTTGTTTCACCATAAAGGTATAAAAACACCCATTATTTATGGACGATTAGAAATTATCAGCATTTTACTTTCATGTTGTTCTCCACTAGACTTACGTCTAGTGGTTACAACAAACATCCCGGCAGACAAGGAGAATGAGCGAATGACCGTCAAAGAATTGAGACAGTTGCTATACGACGTTGAAAATCAGGATTCAAAAGTCACCGCAGGTGGCTATGAAGTAGCCAGCGTAACCACCCAGACACTGTTACGCTTTACCGAGACAGGAACTGAAAAGGTTCCGGCCATCGACTTGATCCTCACAACTGAGAGCTAAAATGAAATTCGCAACAAAAACACAGATTAAAATTAATCAGTTACTTGACGGTGAGCCGGTAAAAACATACTTACCAAATTTGAACGGCACAGAAAACCCAAGTGAAATCCTCAAGCAACTTGAGGAGCGGTTTGCACATGCCGCAAAAGTCGGACAGGAAGAAGCCCGAGCACACCGTCTTTATCCTAGCGATTTTTAGTTTGCAGCCATAGAGAGGAGAAAGAACGATGACTCAACAAGAAAAATTACTGGACAAGCTGGCCAAGATTCAGGCGCACGCCGAGTCTGCGAAAAAGATTGGGAGTGAGGCTGAAGCCGAGGCATTTGCGGCGATGCTTCAGCAATTGATGCTCAAGCACAAGATTGCGATGACCGACATCCAGTTTGCTAATCTTGATAAGGATGAGCCAATTTGCAGGCATGAGATGGACTACAGGAAAGGTGGAGTGCCCTCCAAGAAAGCACGGAGTGCGTGGCAAGAAGAGTTGGCCCTCATCGTTGCCCAGGCGCACTTCTGCCGCATTCTCGTAAAGTCCCGTACCAACCGGGTTACGATGGTTGGCCGGGAAAGCGATTGCGCTGTTGCTGAGTACACGTTCATGGTGCTTACTAGAGCCATCACTCAACTCTCCAACAAGTCATATGACCAATTCTATTATCAGTGCGAGAAGACAGGAGAAACCCACCGCGCAGCCGGGTACAAACGGTCATTCATTGATGCGTTTGTGACTCGTTTGGCGCAGCGGTTTTATGAAGAAAAAGAACAAACCGAGAACACTTCATCCACAGCGTTGGTACGCATCCAGACCGCAGATTTGGCAATCCAAGAGCACATGCGTAAGAGGTACACCCACACTGCAAATTCTCTATCCATGAACACCCAATTCAATCGGGAGGGCGTCAGACAAGGCCGGGATGCAGCGAACAACGTCAACCTCCACGGCAACAAAGGCGTGGGCACTTCCACTCAGAGCAAGTTACGATAGGAGGAGAACGATCAATGCCGAGGGGTCTGAACCAAGTGTACATCATCGTGATCAAGGATTGGGTCAACGGGTGGGAATTCCTGCAGTGCTCCAATCTCAGCCGCCCTTATTGCAGCCCTGATTGGTCATGGTTCTTAGAGGAGGCACAGCGGTTTTCTCAGAAGCGGAAAGCACAGCGGGTACTCGACCAGATCAAGGTCAACGTCAGTTGCCAGAGGGCTGTTCTTTGCCCCGTAGTCACCGCGAGTATGGCGAGGGCAGTGAGGTGTTCAAGATGAAGTGTACGCAACCTCGTGACCCAGGAAGGGACATAATGAGCAAGACGGTCTTGAATAAAGCAGAGTTGATGAAGTTAGTCAAGAAGCTAAACATTATTGCTGGGCTTTCAGGGGATGACCGATACATGTTGTTGGGCACCTACTTTTTTGCGCTCTATAAAGGTAATTGGAGCATGACCGGACTGACTGCAAGTAAGGCACAAAACACTCTCGTTTCTTTGATTTCTAAGGAAGGGACATAATCACCCGAGAGGGTCACAGGATGCACCGAGAGCAACGACTGCAAGGGCAGACAGGGCCAAGGTCACTGGGGAATAGATGCCTTTTAGAACGGAGATACTGCGTGGCTTTACTTTTGACATTGATTCCTTCTATGATAGCTGGAGAACGAAAGAAAAAGGAGGTTGCTATAGGCGCACACCCATTCATTAACCCGTGAACGAGAGAAAGAAGGACAAGAATGGTAATTGAAGCAGAGAAGAGAATTGTGCTCACCCGGCGCGCAGTGAACAAAAACGGGGATATTGCGTACAGCCGTGAAGGGGTTCGGTCTACAGTCTACGCCAACCGAGGGATGTTTGTGGGGGATGCTCCAGAAACAATCACCTTGGAATGCCGCACCCTCGTGTTCAAATCTCCCCGTCCTGGGGTGGACCCGGCTGAAGTGAAGGACAGAGCCAACAAGGCTCAAATCCGTGCGCAGAAAGCTGAAGCACGACGTCAAAAGGCGACAGACATCGCCAACAAGGCAAAGATCACCGCAGTCAAGGCGAGCACCGCAGCGGCCAACATCTAGTTTGATTGGAAACGAAACCGTCAACGAAGAAAGAAGGAAAGACGTGACACAAACTACAACAGAAGCGCCAGAGAGTGGACCAGTGAAGCTCACTCGACGCACCATTGAGAAGGGTGGATTGATCTCATTTGCCCGCCAGGGAGTGCGCGCAAGTCTGTACTTCAACAAAACGATGTTTGTTGGAGACTCCCCGCTTGAACTGGTGCTCACAGCCGAAGGGTTGAGGGTTCCGTTCAAGCCCGCACCCACCCCAAAACCTACCAAGAAGGTCACTCCCAAGACCGCCAAGAAGGTCGCCCCCAAGACCGCCAAGAAGAGCAGCAAGAAAGCTGCCAAGAAGAGCAGCAATAAAGCTGCTAAGACCCGTAAACGCAAGAGCACCAAATAAGCTCTGCAAGACTTACCTGGCCGTGGTCCCTTGTTTGAAGGGGCTGCGGCCATTTCTTTGCCTTTTAGAATTCAAGTTGACTTCAGTTCTAAACTCAGCTACAGTACCCTCGGAGAATGACTATGACTTTCACAATTATCCTTGCATTGATCGTTGCGGCACCTTTGGCTATTATCGCTGGAGATTTCATCGCTGCTGGCGCATACCTCGTATTAAGTTGCGTGGTGCTCTTCTCTGAAAATGATTGATTTACTTGATACACTCCCCAGGAATCACAAGTGGGAACCAGTGAGCCCACCCTGCCTAGACGGGGTGAACTGCCTCGCCTTTGACTGCGAGACAGACGGGTTGAAATGGTGGGACGGGGATAGGCCCATTGGATGCTCTATTACTCTCCCCGAGGGGCACAACCCCAAGGGTATCACCGCCATCTATCTCCCGTGGGGGCATCACGGTGGGGGGAACCTTGATGAAGCTACCGTCAAGCGATGGGCTCAGCGGGAGTTGCGAGGCAAACATCTTACTGGATTGAACATCCGATTTGACATCCATCACTTTCGAGAGTGGGGGGTGGACTTAGAGGCACAGGGGTGCACCTTTTCCGACGTGGGCCACTATGCCGCACTGCTCGATGATCACCGCAAACGGTTGAGCCTAGACAGTATTGTCCAAGATTATTTGGGGCTGGAGAAAGTAGGTAAGGAATTGGATGATACACGCATGGCCTCATACCATGCCGGAGAAGTTGCACCCCGGGCTGAAGCGGATGTCTGGCAAGTACGGGATTTGCGCGCAAAAATGTGGCCATTGCTCGATGAGCAAGACTTGCAACGGGTGCGGCAACTAGAGGATGAGGTCATCCCGGTTGTGTGCGAGATGGAGCGCAACGGCACTCTGATTGACCAAGAATTATTGGAACAATGGATTCACGACACTGAGCAGGATTTTGAACGATGTCTGTGGACCATTTACCGGGAAACTGGATTGAACATTGATCCAGGGAAAACAGAAGCCAAGGAACGATTATTTGATCACCTTGGATTGCGGATTGAGCACACGGCAACCGGGGCATCTAGCTTCACCGATGCTATCCTCAAAGCGGCGGGGCACCCCGTCGTGGAGCACCTCAGACGCGCACTCAAGCTCAAGAGTCTGCGCAGCAAGTATCTCCTCAAGTATAAGAGTGCCCTGGGCAACGACGGGGTGCTGAGGTATGCACTACATCAGCTGCGTGTAGAAAAAGACGATACAGGGCAAGCGGGCACCATCTCAGGGCGGTTCTCAAGCTCATCTATCACCCGGGGGGTGGGAGTTAACATCCAACAGGTGATGAAGGTGGCCAAACAAGCAGTTTCCTTCGGGGACCAATACCTCATCCGGCAGCTTCACGTCCCTGAATCGGGGTTGTGGCTTTCCGCAGACGCAATGCAGATTGAATACAGGATGTTTGCCAGCTACGCAGGCACCCCAGCGGTGCTCCAGGCATACGAGAAAGACCCGTTGCTGAGCTTCCACAAACTCATCTGGGAGATGATCAAACCGTTCAAACCGGATATCACCTACAGGCAGCAGAAAGATTTGAACTTTGCCAAAATATACGCAGCTGGAATTGTGAAATTGGCGCACATGCTGGAGTTTATCTCTGAATCTGAAGCGGATGAATTGCGGAGAATGAAGGCTAACAGGGGGCACCCTAAATTGGCGCAAGCCGTGGAGGTGGAGCAAATCTATGCGCGTGAACTCCCCGAGGTTGCCACGCTGCTTCGGAATGCGAGCAACGCCGCAGCTGAACAAGGCTATATCCAAACAGTGCTTGGACGCCGCATGCGCTTTCCAAATGGACAGAGACTCCACAAAGCCTTGAACGGAATTATTCAAGGGGGAGCAGCAGACATCAATAAGCAAAAATTGATTGAACTCCACCGGGAACGAAAGCAAACCGGGTTCAAGATGCGGTTCACCGTCCATGACGAGGTAGACGGGGATGTGCCTGACCTGGAGGCAGCGCGAAAAGTGGGGCAGATTCTTGACAAGCAGTCGTTTCCAGAGATCAAAGTACCTATCCTTTGGGACATTTCGACAGGTTGCAATTGGAGGGAATGCGGATGATAGCCTTTCTGAAACGGAAGATGTTGCCAACTGGAATGTGGACTCTGGTGTTGCGTTGGAGGTGGTGGCGGGGATTATCAGCGGCAGACCGATACTTGGCGACAACGAGGATGGGAAATGGATGGCTACGGAAGCATCTTTGAAACAGGCACTGACGAAAAAGATGCGGGAAGTCATGCCGGGGGCAGTAATCTTCCGACATGAGGACAAGCACATTTTTGGAGTGCCGGACATTTCGTGCACGTGGGGAGGGATGACGAGTTGGTGGGAAGTCAAATATGCAACCCCCTATATTCATGTCACTGAGGTGCAACTTCTCAATTGTAGAAAGCTCGACAACCGGGGGAGCAAGTGCGGGTTTATCGTCTTTCAAGGCAAGGGAGAGTTAGCGTGTCACGTAGTGGACCCAATAGACATGAAAGAGTGGGACAGAACTACCCCGGGGAGGTTCCATTGCACGGGGTTCAACTTTACCGAATTAGCAAGATATATCAAAGGAGAACACCTCAATGTTATGGGCCGATAGAAACACGCCAGTGGGGGGACACGTATTGCCCGAGGTCAAAGAACAATTGAGGGAGGCATCCCGAGTTTTTAACAAATCAATGTCCCTCATTATCTCGGAAGCTATTGTGAACTGGCTGAAAAAGAATTCACCCCCCAAGGAGTAATGATATGTGTGGTGTGATAGGGTATTCACCCTTGAAAGATCAATCGTGGGAAGTACGGAGAAGAGCGCAAGAGGCATTTGGCGCATTGTTCAAGGAAAGCACTATCAGGGGCAAGCATTATTATGGGATTGCCCAACCGAATTCCACTGGACCTGACGGGTATAGTGGAGAATTCAAAGTGTGGAGAAGTCAATATGCCTCCACCATTCCTTCTACGTTCAACTCATTATTGCCCGCCATTGCGCATACCCGGTTTTGTCAATCCGGTGATTGGCAGATAAACGAGAACAATCAGCCTCTTCTCACTGCATCATCGGCGTTGGTAATGAACGGGGTCATTCATATGGGCACCAAAGAAGAATTTGAAGCCGCTTTTCAAGTGAAATGCAAGGTGGACAATGACGGGGAAGTCTTCCTGCGGTGCGTAGAAAAAGGAGAAGACCCCGTCAAGTTTGTGAACGGCATCTCGGGGTCTTTTGCTGGAGTGTGGATGGAGAAAAGAGAAGATGTGTGCAAGATGTTTGCTGCGCGCAATACTCGCAGACCCCTCTGGCGTTGCCAAGAGTTTGGAGCAGTGTGGCTTGCGTCCACCCTCGACATTTTCTTACGTGCAGGATTTGAATCACCACTCACTCCCTTAGTCCCGGGGTTACTTTACCGAGACACCACCCACTTTTCTCTGATAGAAGGGGTGAAATCAGAATGAGTAGGCTCAAATCCTTTTTGAACTATTACGCTGAAAGCTCCAGGGCAGGGGATATTGACCCCGCGCATGGGATGCTTGAATACCTCTGTGAACGATTTGAGCTCAATTTTGAGCAACGATACTGGCTGGCGTTTGTGTATGCGCTGACCTACTCGGGCCCATCAACATTCTACGTGTACAATGAATTTCCAGATTTTGAAAACTTGGACACGGGGAGACTCGGCAGGTGGTGGGTAGACCGGGGACGTCAAGAGATTATCTGCCAGACTGATAGACGATGGGTGCGGTCACTCAATTTGTTCGTTCCTGCGGTGGAATCCTATCGAGAATGGATAGGTGAAGATACCCAAGAAGAACACTTTGCCGGCATGGTAGATGGAGTGTCGAATCCTGAACAACGGTATAACGTCATCTATGCCGATGCCAAAAAGAAGCTCCACTCATTCGGGCAATTTGCCCTGTTTCTATATTTGGAAGCACTTCACACTATTACTCCCATGAATTTGGCTCCGACTACGCTGGACTTGAATGAGGCCACCTCGTGCCGCAATGGACTCTGCTATGCGTATGGTCTTGACCAATACTTAACAGAAGCCAATCAATCTACCCCAGAGGGGGCACACAAAGACATTTCGTGGGCGTGGTGGGATTTGCAGAAAAGACTAGCAGAGATGGACCCTGCCCCCACTATTTGGGCCACGGAAACCATGCTATGTGCTTACAAAAAGTTTCATCATGGGAAGAGATATATCGGTTATTATCTTGACAGACAAGCTATTGAAATCAAGAAGCTGGAGCACTCCTGCCCTCGGGGAGTAGCATGGGAAGTGCTGTGGCAATTCCGTGAAGAAACATACGACGACAAGCGAATGGCTGAAACTCGGGGGTGCGTCACTCATCGGGGGGTATCATCCAAGTGGAAAAACGCAGCAGTGACCGGGACAGCTGATATTGCGGGAGGTGCTCCCGGCACGTTGGGTTTGTTATTAGGAGAATGAGATGCTAGTGGGGGATATTTCAACCAATATGTCCTTTGATCAACTCTGGAAAGCTGCTGAACCTTATATCATTGGGGTGTGGAAGTATCGCAAGCCGGGGGAACCCGTGCGGTGGAGTGCCACATATTTGGTAGATGGAGCCTATTGGGATGCGGGGTTGTCTGATACCGTAGAAGAGGCATTGATGAGAGTGATTCTCCAACGGTCACACCAAGTGCGTAAGGGGCTAAAATGACGCTGCCGTTGGAGGGTGACAGACTACCTCACATGTGTACCTATACGGGCAAATTTTTAGACTTGCTGAACTTCAAGACCTCAGATGTGATGCTGGAGGATATTGCGCACGGATTGGCGTGTGTGAATCGGTTTGGGGGCCAAGCCAGAATACCCATCAGCGTGGCACAGCACTCGGTGTACGTCAGCCGGTTATGCGACACCACCGGGGGTGCGCTTCAAGCCTTACTCCACGATGCGTCTGAAGCATATTTGGGTGACGTAATCTTTATGCTCAAACGGTCCCCTGAGATGGGGGAATTTAGAAAGATTGAGGAGCACATCCAATCCACTATTTATCAAGCCTTTGGGTGTCCTGTAGAAGAACCACTGGAACTCATAGAAGCAGACAAGCTGATGGTAGAATTTGAAGCCAAGCACGGGTTCAAGTCTGGATGTTTTCAATTCGACATGCCCGGGTATGCTTTTCCTGACGCCAGACAAGAACACCGAGTGGGGGAGTGGCACGCGTGGAATTGGCAATATGCGAAACAAGCATTCAAGGCCCGGTTTGCGCTTCTAACGTGTTCAGTACCAACGACAAAAATGTGAGGATGTCTACCCTGGAGGTCGTTGACAAAGTTGCGTACGCGCAAACCTCGTGATGCAGAAGTATGGAATACACCAAGCAAACGACTCCGAAGGGGGATGAACATGGCAATTTGCAAACGATGCGAAAAAGAAGAAGCGCAGCTGAGGCACAGAATGGGGTGGTGTCGGGCTTGCGAAGAGTGGCGGGTGAAAATGATCAACCGATTCAAACCCCCCCGTGAGGCGTGAAAATGATTGTAAATCTCAGAGGGACATCAGGCAGTGGTAAAAGCACCATAGTGCGCGAGGTGATGGGGGTATTTCAACAAAAAGTGCCACGGTATTGTGAGGGGAGAAAGCAGCCAACAGGGTATGAATTATTTGATACAGTTTATTCAAAGTTGTTTGTCCCAGGGCACTATGAATCGCCCTGTGGAGGATGCGACACGTTGAGCTTTTCAGGTTCTCAAGACCGGATTTGGGAGTGGATACGAGAGCACCACGCCCGAGGATACAACGTGTTGTTTGAGGGGGTGATCATCGGGGACGATAACAAGCGCACCATCCAGGCGCACCGGGATAAACTCCCGTTGCTTTTGATTGAGTTGACTACGAATTTGAACAATTGCCTCGCAGGGATACAAGCACGCAGGGATGCCCGTGGAGATACCCGACCGATCAACCCCAGCAATACTACTAAGCGCATGCCTGGTATTTCCAAGCGCATGGATAAGTTTGAACGGATGGGGATGGACGTGAGGCGATTGACCCGGGGGGATGCTCTTGAACTTTGTAGGAGAATGCTATGCCCCTGACTCAATTAGACAACACCAACTTGTTTTGGTACTGGGTCAACGAACGGCACATGATCTATCTTCGGAGCAAGGTGTCACAACTCCCGAAGCCGTGGACCAAAGACCCTATCCTTCAAGAGTACAAATTCACCAATGTTTTCCGTCAACTTGATACAGGCACACTATGGCTTTCGGAGCACTTCTTGGAACCTCACCGGGGTGCCCCGTTGGATTTGCTCGCCTTCAACATTTGCTGGTACAGGATGTTCAACTGGACGGGGACGGGGGGAGCTTTGGGGTGGTGCAAAGATTGGCCGGTGAAACGCATCATTTCCACCCTTTCAGCCCTCAAAAATGAGGGGTATCAGATATTCACAGGTGCACATATTATTCATAGTGAACCAGGAGAACCAAAGATTGACTCCATTACCAAAGTGTGCCGCCATATTTTCAGGGCACGCAAGGATATTGTAGAGGTGGCCCGGGACACCCGCAGCCTGGAAGCCACCTACACGGAGTTGAAAAAGCATCGTCACGTGGGCAGTTTCCTCGCCTATGAGATGGTGAGTGACATGCGGTGGACCCGGCTATTGGAAGATGCGCACGACATCAATACGTGGGCCAACCCCGGTCCAGGGGCAATGCGAGGGTTGAGCCGATTACAAATGCCGGCCACGGAGAAAACTGGGGTGGACTCAATGCGCACGTTACTCGCTCAACAGCATTTGTTGCGGTCTGAACAAGAGACTTCTGGTTGGCCTGGACGTTACAAGGCTGATTGGACTCCGGTCTTGGAGATGCGAGACATCGAACACTCGTTGTGCGAGTTTGACAAATACTCCCGGGTCAAATTTGGCGAGGGCAAACCCAGGGGACGATACCCGGGCAGAGGTGAAACATGATAGTTATCAATACGGAATCCGCACACCAAGCTCTCCCGATGGGTATCCACCTGCTCAACCGGGACGGCATACCCGTCATCACTCGGAATGGGCCTGTAATGGCAGCCCCATGCCCAGTGACAACCGTTTACAACAATCCACTCGACAAGTGTGTGATGTGGCCTGAACGGGACGTCAACATTGCGTTTTTGATCTATGAGTCTTTGTGGATGCTCGGGGGAAGAAACGACGTGGAACCCCTCCAGCGGTATGTACATGATTTTGACCGATACAGTGACGACAAGAAAACGCTCCACGGGGCATATGGGTATCGGTGGCGGCATTGGTTCAAGATAGACCAACTTGAACTCATTATCGAGCAACTACAGAAAGACCCCACAGACAGGCGCAATGTACTCCAAATGTGGGACGCCTCACAAGATTTGGGTCACCAGGGGTTGGATGTCCCTTGCAACGACATCGCCACCTTTCAAATAGACTCCAAGGGTAAGCTCAACATGGTTGTCTTCTGCCGGAGTAATGATATCATCTGGGGGACGTATTTTGCGAATGCGTTTCACTTCGGTATATTGTTGGAATATATGGCTACCAAGATTGGTTGCCAGATGGGTACTTATTCGCAAGTGAGCGTGAATTACCATGCCTACTTGACCACCCTTCAGCCGCTACTTCACCTCGGAGAGATGTGCCCCTTTGACGAGCAGGAATACACCCTCAAGGTGGAGACTCAACTGAAAGAAGAGTACAGCGAAAGTCTCCGAGGCAGGCAATTGAGAATGGATTATGTGCTTCTGGATGAGCATATTGATGAGATACTTCTTCAAGCAAGTACCGGGTTTGCCCTTCCCCGGTTGTTTACCAACGATAACCCGTGGGTGGAGGCCATCTATGCGGTGCTCAAAGCGCACCACGTATGGCGCACCTTTCCTCCATCTACTAAATATGAGCACGCCTTCAACATTCTCTCAACTGCAGACGGGGGAGTTGACTGGATTATTCTCATGAAACGATGGTTGAGGAAGAGGCAACACCTGTATCTTGCTGCCTCAAACTGAGAAGGAGCGAATGATGCCCGAAGATGACAAGTGCTTAAAGAATTTGAAGGCAATTTTTGAAAAAGACAATCTTGCGCTTCATCAAAAAGACCGTGCCTACAGGGGCAGCTGGAAGAAACGAGGTGGAGTGGGGGCATTCATGATGCTCTGTCGGAAATGGGATCGAATTGAAGCCCGTGTGCAGGAGTTCAATTGGGACATTTTTGAGTCTATCAAGGAAGACATCCGAGATGAGTCCATCTTGGATGACATTCGGGATTTGCGACGGTATTTGGGGCTGGTAGAGGCTGAAATGGTTGAACAGCAAAATGACAACGTAGGGGTGAGTATCACATACACTGCCCCCTGATTCAGTCTATTTGACCCCGGTGGGAGTAAGCGATGAAAGGGACCATCACCAGGCTCCGCTTGAATCAAGGTTACTGCTTCATCCGAGATGAGGAGGGCATCTCACGATTTGCCCATGCACGGGCATTTGTAGATCCTGTCTCATTTGACTTGGCGCGTGAGGGACAAGCTGTTGAATTCACACCAGTGATAGACCCCAAGGGGCTTAGGGCGCAACACGTGCGTTTGCTCCCAGCAGGGTATGCCGTACCACGAATCAGCAAGGATACTGACGGGAATGTCTAATAAAGAATTCAGAAATCTCACAACTGAAATTGTGGAATGGGAAGATGCTACAGGGTGCTCGGGGTGGGCATCAGATAGCACTGGGGAACCCGTTGGAACCCTGATGATAATACGGTCAGTGGGGTATCTGCTGAAAGAAACAAAGAGCACCCTCACCCTGTGTCAGAGTCTAGACCAAGACGAACAAACGGACAACCGATTGAGCATCCCCAAATCCATCATCACTAGACGATGGGTGATCAGGCCAGACGGGTCTGGTTGGTCAAAATCGACCGGAGAGTCAAGGAATGATTGACTTTGCAAAATGTAACACGAAACCGTATGACCACCAGAAAGCGGGAGTTGAGGCGCTGGTGGGCAACGAGGTCTTTGCGTTGTTTGATGAACCCGGGGCAGGCAAGTCCAAACAGGTGATTGACGCAGCAATGCTTTTGTGGGGAGAAGGAGCCATTGACCGGGTTATCGTAGTGTGCCCTAGCCCAGTCAAGCCAGTTTGGTTTGACCCTGAGTTGGGGCAACTCTCAAGGCATCTCTGGCCAACAGTACCGTGCTTGATCTCTGAGTATCATTCCAAGCTCAAGCAGTGGACTTCTGGACCCGAAGGGGTTGAGCCTTTGCGTTGGGTCATTACCAACTATGAGTACTTGCGAGATGCTGCCAGACTTAAAATGCTGACGGGTAAAGTGGGCCCAAAAACCCTTTTGGTACTGGATGAATCGAGTGCGATCAAAACGCCGAGAGCACAGCAGACGCGAGCATGTAAGAAACTCAGGAAGAAGTGTGGCCGGGTAGTGTTATTGAACGGCACTCCGATTGATCACAGTCCCCTTGATATGTATTCTCAGGGAAACATTATGAGCCCTGACATTCTTGAAACCCCCAACCTGCAATTATTCCGCGCACGGTATTGCGTGATGGGTGGGTGGCAAGGTCGGGAGATTGTAGGGTGGAACAATCTGGACGATATCACCGCCCGGTTTGCCCCTTACGTCTTGAGACGATTGAAACGGGATTGCCTTGATCTCCCAGAGAAAATGGAACCCGTCACTATTACTGCGACATTGACCCCGGCTACGTGGAAAGTGTATTGCGAAATGCGGGATGACCTTATCACGTGGCTCAACGAGTCTACCGCGAGTGTTGCCCCGCAGACGATTACCAAGGTGATGCGGTTGGCTCAAATTACGTCAGGATTCATCGGGGGGATTGAAGACCAAGGGTTGGATGACGGACTCCCCGAGTATCTCAGCACGACACACAAATTGCCGGAAGAAATCTTGTTTCAAGGTTCGTGGACTTCGGAGTCAAAAATGATGCGCACAGTCCAAGAGATTAGTGATGAAAAGCTCACGACGTTTCTTCAATGGCATCGAGAGCAATTGTTCATGAATCCTAATTTCAAGGTGGTGGTCTGGTGCCGTTTTCGTAATGAGGTGGAACGGCTTAGATTGGCTCTCACTCAGTTGCCTCACCCAAATGTAAAGGTGGGCACCATTTGGAGTGGACCGAAGGATGAGCGGGAGTACGCGGTGAGATTGATGAATCCATATACCGCACCGAAGGGTCCAGCGGTGCTTGTAGGCACCCCGGCAACCGGGGCATTTGGACTCGATTTCACCGCAGCAGACACCGCCGTATATATGAGCAACGAACGGAGATTGCTGATCAGGATTCAATCTGAAGACCGAATACACCGACCGGGACAGACTCGTGCGGTGAACTATTTTGACGTCATCGCGCAAGGTCCAAGGGGGCAAAAGACTATAGACCACCACATCATCAAGATGCTTTGGGCGCATCGTGACCTTGCTGAGATGACTACTTCGGGGTGGATTGAAGCCCTGTCGGAAGAGTGAAAAACGAACGAAAAACGAAATGTGTCTAGAAAGTGTTAGGAATGCGTCTAAGAGGTGTACAACATTTTGATGATAGCTACAGTGGTGTCATGGTCAATCGTTGATTTGCTTCTAAAGTATTATGAACATGTAGTTTATAACTTTTTTATTTTAGAGCTTTACTTTTGAGAAAATATAAAATTTGGCCTGTTTTTGGGGGTGTAGATGCCTCGCACTTCTAAAATAAGCTATTTACTTTTTTATAAAAACAGATTACAGTTATCCCTTACAACGAGTGCCGCAACGATACGGCACCTCAAAAAAGGAGAAGCCCGAAGATGGCTGATACTCACACCTGGTCAGAACAGCAAGAAAAGATTTTTGAGTGGTTCAAGACCGGCGTCAGGCACTTGATCGTCCGTGCTCGTGCCGGCACCGGAAAGACCACCACGATCATCGAGGGGATAAAGCACGCCCCTGAGACCAGCATCCTGCTGGCCGCATTCAATAAACGTATTGCCACTGAGTTGGACCTGCGATTGGAGAACACCAACGCAGAAGCCAAGACGCTTCACGCCATTGGCTTTTCCTTCGTGAAACGCTATTGGGAGAGGCTGTCATTGGAGAAGCGCAACGGGGCACGCAAAATGGGGCTAGCCGAGCAGGTGTGCGGCGCACGTGTCCCCGATAGCATCATCAAACTCGTGGCCAATCTCCACTCCAAGGCCCGTGAAATCGTCCCCCATGCTTGCCACCCCGGGGATTTGACCGACATCATGTACAAATTTGACTTACTCCCCGATGAAGAGTGGGTGGGTGAGGGGTATGATGTGGAGTTTGTTGAGAGCAAGGCGTTGGAAGCGATGGAGGTAGCAGCCACCGTCAAACCCGTCACGACAGGGATTGATTTCAGTGACATGATCTTCTTGCCCGTCCGTAATAAGTGGCTGAGCAAGAAGTACGATTTGGTAGTGGTCGATGAGGCGCAGGATATGACTGCGGCGCAGCTGGAGATTGCCCAGGGAGTTTGCCGTGGACGCATTTGCGTAGTGGGAGATGATAAGCAAGCCATCTATGGTTTCCGAGGGGCAGACAGCGGGTCTTTGGACCGTCTCAAGACAGAACTGGATGGGGTTGAGTTGGGACTGAACACCACTTACCGCTGCAGCACGGCCATCGTAGAAGAAGCAAAGCGATTGGTGCCCGATTTTGAAGCTGGCCCTACAAACAAAACCGGGATGATCACTCAGATCCCCCGGGAAAAGATTGTTGACGCTGCGGACATGAGTGATTTCATCCTCTCCCGGTTAAATGCTCCGTTGGTAGGCATTGCCCTCTCGTTGCTGGCGAGAGGCAAACGCACCGTCATCGCTGGCAGGGACATTGGCGCTGGTCTCAAAAAGCTCATACGCACACTCGCAAAGGGTCAGGCAGCACAGTCTATACCCCGGTTGCTGGAGCGCATCTCAATCTGGGAAGTGAAGCAATGCGACCGGATGATCAGAGCGCAACGACCGGAGCAGACTGACCTCATCCAAGACCAAGCGGAATGCCTCGTCAGTCTGTGCCAAGAAGCCCGAAGCGTCAACGCAGTCATGCAACGAATTGATGTCCTGTTCACCAATAATGGACTCGGCCAAGCAGGGACTATTACGTGCTCATCGGTTCACAAGGCAAAAGGGTTAGAAGCTGACCGGGTATTCATCTTGAAAGATACCCTGAAAGATTCTAGCGAAGAAGAGTTGAACATTCAGTATGTCGCAATCACGCGAGCAAAGACCACTTTGGTGTGGGTCACGGAAGGAGAATGAAAGAATGGGAAAATGGACGGCATTGATGGAGGGCAGACCACTTTACCGGGGAGTTGAGCCCAGATATCAAGACAAGGTTGAAGCCGTAAAAGCACCGCTGAAGACAGCTCAATTGTCCCCGGCTGCAATTGCGTCTGAGGTGGTAGGGTTGAGGGCAAAAAAGGCTAGCAAGGAATCTGAGTTGTCTGAAATCAATCTCTTGCTGGAAGCCCATCACCAACTCCTCATTGACGTCTATGACGAAGCCGGGGTGGAGAACCTCAAGCTGTCATCAGGCCACTCGGTGCGCACGCAGGTAGAACCAAATGCGGTAGTCAAGGACAAGGAAGTGTATCGCAAATGGTGCCTTAATAACGGATTTGGAGAGTTGATGTCTCTGCCGTGGCAGACAACAAACAGCCTGACCAAAGAACGATTGGAGGAGGGGAACCCAGAACCTGATGGGATTGAAATCTTTTCACGCACAAAGGTGATTCTGACTTCCCCCAGAAGATGAAATGCCCACATTGTACAAACGACAACCCGAGTATGTTGGAGAGGATTTCAGCCAGCACAGTATTCTGCTTGGTATGTTCCAAGCAATTTCAGGAGAAAGACTGACATGAAGAGAAAGAAAGTGGTCAAAACCGCAAAGAAACGGGTGGTCAAGCCCACCACGCTCGCAACTACTACCTCAGCAGATCTCATAGCCCCCTCGTTTGTAGATGTCTCGGACACCCGAGGGACCGAGCATTTGACGAGGGATGATATGCAAATGCCCCGGCTTACGCTGTCACAAAAGATGTCAAATCAGCTAGACCCCCAACACTCTTCATTTCTCCCTGACTTGAGGGTGGGGGAGTTTTTCAATGACCTTACGGGGGACATTTATGGGCCTGATCCTCTGCGATTTGCCGTGATGCGGTCAGATCCCCCTCGTGGAGTTGAATTTTCCCCGCTGGACGAGGGTGGTGGCGTAAAGGATATGAACGTGCCACTGGATGACCCTCGTATGGTCTGGGGGGATAACGGGGAAGTGCCCGTGGCCACTCGATTCTATGACTACATTATCTTGTTGTTAGATTGTAATGAAGAAGTGATTGCCTTGTCGTTGGCTCGCACCGGAGTCAAAGCAGCTAAGAGTCTCAACACGTTGATAAAAGTACGCAGGGGACCATCTTTTGCCGGAGCTTATACTGCTACCCCTGCGACAGAAAGCAATAACAAGGGAACTTATGGGGTGTGGAAATTCAAAAATGATGGGTGGGTTAGCAAAGAACAATATGAGCGGTTTACCGAGTTGTATGAGAATTTGAAAGACCGCACAATTAACATTGAAAGAGATCCTCAACCGACCAACCCTGAAGAGAAAGGGTCAACACTGGAGATATAGCAATTGGGGGGTCGCCTTGGGGCTATGACGAGTCCAAGGCGACCCCCACCCCTCTGGCATGCGAGGTTTGCCCCTACGTAATAAACGAAAGCACCCCTGACCTATGATTCAAATTGGAGCACTTGCGGCACCTATCCTCGCCATTGCTGCTGTCTATGCGGCGCACTTCCCGGGTGGGTGGGCACCGTATGCGGGGGTGATACTAGGGTATCTGGCCGGGATACTTGCCGCACGATATGAAGTTGGGGTGGTGGTGGAGTCAGACCCGCCGACTGTCGTGAAGTCTCGTGCCCGCATTGACTCGACTCCAAAAGGCTAGCCGCTGCCCACGGTCCCGAGTATCCAAGTGGACTCCCCACTTGTACCATCCCAATCCCCCCACCCGTACATCGTCTTGAGCAAACATTTTGGCTTTGGCTCGAAAGGTTTTGAGCGCCATCCCCCGAGGACAGTGGAGGTCAAGGGCACGCCCCTGAACGTGTTGACTTTTCAGAGCACCCCCTTGTTTTCTATTCCATCTCATCGTACGAAACGCAGACCCGATGACAAGCGGTTTGGACCCCATAAATGTTCTGAAATCTTCAAACACCCGAGCAAGCACCGGCAGTCGAGTCTCACGCCACACGAGGGGGTATGGAGTGCCGTCATGACACTCCAATTCCCCCCACGACAAGTGTGGGCCAGGGCTAGCTGGTTCCACCACGTTTTGTCGCAATCACATTTTGGAGAGCCACCACCGCACGCATCACTTCGCGGGTGGCCCGGTTCACGTCTTCGTCATTGAGTAGATCACGATCTGCCCCGGCTTCCACGGTCATTAGGATAGCGTGCACCATCCCCACCGCAGCATCTTCTTTTTCTTTCCCCCGCTGCCCTCCGCGCAGGAATTGTTCCACGGCGCTCACGCAACTCACGATGTAGGGCAATAGCTTCATTCCGATAGCGAGAAATCCCATCATTCACTCCTTCTTTCATTCAGGCTGGCCGTCTGCGTTGGTACTCACTCCAGCCGCCAACCACCAGCCACGTTACGAGGTCATGCCCACCCTCATCTGACCACGCTATCCCATAGTCAGTTGAGGTGAGATATGTTGCGCCAAAAACAAATGCCCCAATGACGACCAATCGGAGAAGCATTCCAAGCATCCCCCAAATGGGGTGGCCGGGGTCAGCCAGGATTTGCCCCACACTACCGGGACGTAATACGGTGGAGAAAGTCTCGTGTCCCGTCATGCTCTCTGAAGGTCCATTCTTGGCCCGCATCTAATTCCACCACCTCAATCCGCTCACCTGTGCGTGCGCTGAAAATTTCCACCCCCATAGCCCGTTTGGCCGTGACGGTGTAAGAGTCCCGCATGCCAATTATCGCCACATATGAGTGCTCTCCGAGGTTGGCTGCAAATGCCCGCACCACCCCTGTCTCTCCCGTATCAGGCCAGATTTGGTCGTCACTTTCATACGGGTGGCAACTCCAGTGATGGTTGCATCGTTCAGCATTGGCAATATCCCCCGGGAGCAAGTCACGCATAGCCCGAAGTGCGCTCATAATCTCGTCAGAGACCACTTCCCAATACAGGTCATGTCCTCGTACACCGGCAGACGAGTGGAGCACGTGTCCCGCACCTCCAGCAATGAACGTGGCGGCCATCCCAATGGCGAGTCTTGCTGGGTCAGCCTCTGAGTCACCGGATGAGCCGGGGCCAATAGGTTCATTGCTTACAAACGGCAAGACACGGTCATAGAATTGGGCTTCCCACGGTTGACGGTGTGGTCTGTAAACGCTCTCAACGGTGTTGATTCTCCGGTCAAAGTGCGGCGTCAAGAGGTCTGCGTCAATCACGTTTTCCGAGAACAACCGATTGAGTGAAATCTCGGCATTGCCCCCGTCTGGTGAACTGGGGGCTACAGGTATGGTGCTAACATCGTTCCAGAGGGTAGTCAAATCTGCCAATTCTTCATCGTCCACTCCATTCAAATTGGATTCATTGGCTATCTCTACAAATTGCACGCTGCTTCGTGTTGACTCAAGTACTCCCGCCACCCGTTCGACCCACAGCCGCCGGTCACGCCAATCTGGCATCATTTCCTGCGCATCAGCAAAAAGCACTACTTGGACCCGTAACCCCCGGCGTGCGCAGCGTTCAAGGAAACTGACCAGCATCTCATCGTACCCGGGCCACCCCGGGTCAATCACCCGTCCCGCCCAGTACGGTTGTGATCCCACCATGCTCAGCACCCGCACATAGTCCACTCCCCACGAGGCTAGCCAATCCAAGACTGAATCCAAATATTGCGGATCTTCCCGTTCCCCCCACAGCCCCCAAAACAAGCTCACCCCCCACGCCGCAAAGGGGCCATCATCATCCGAGAACGACCTGCCACTCAAGGAAACATTCCCAGACAGAGACACGCTAGGCGGATCAGGGACAGGATCAGGAATGGGGTCAGGTAAAGGGTCAGGCAGAGGATCAATCGTTGCTCTCGGCGCATCCTCGTGCTCTTCTGAAGGTGAAACGGGGGGTGAAACGGGGGGAGTTGTCGCGCAACCACTAAAAATCAGCAAAATGAAGACCTGGGTGAGCTTGTGGTTGTTCACCGTACCCTCCCATTGGTTTTCCGCAATTCGGTCACTTCCACCCGTAATTCTTTGGTGGCCTCCAGTATAGTGTTGGCCGTTTCGGTATTTGTGACGATTGCGGCGGTGTTATCTTTCACAATTTGAATCATTAGTTTTTCGTGACCCTCATATCGTTCGGCCATCTCTTTCCACTCAGTCTTGTGCCGAAGTGAATCTTTCCTCGCGTAGAAAAAGATCACCAATGCCAAGACAGCAGCGAGTGACGTACTGCCATCTTTCAAAAGGTCAAGAATGGCCGAATCCATGATCAGCTTTTCTCCGGTGCCGCATCTACATAATCCAGCGCGTCAATCGCATCCTCCACAACATGCGGTCGCCATTGTACCGCCCATCCGTACTGCGTCAGGAGCTTGATCTGCGGCTGCTCCAACTCCACTGACCCTCCCCCGGTTTGCAGGTCACGGTGGTCGACATCTCCCTCTACTGTGCCATTGGTTGAAATGCCCTTGAGCGCCTTACGGATACCGCCCTCCAACCGCATTCTGTCTGGCGTGCGGTCTTCCGGTTTTTGCGAGATAGTCCCAAGCCTAAACCCGTCCCACACCAGTTGAAATCGTTTATGACCCTCATCGGTGTCTTCAAACGTAATCACCCTCGTCATTCTCCCCCCTCTACCCCTGTCCACCAGAGGTGTCCTCATATTGACGGTAACGAGCCATGCGAATATCTCGCGTGGCCTGATCCCGTGCCGTTTCAAAATACCGAAATGAGCCGTCACCCATATAGTGACGCACCCGTCCCGCAATGCCAGGGCGATTTGCTACTGACCAGGGGTATTCAAATGCCCAATATGCTGCCCCATCGTCAGGATTGGGGTGGTCCACCGTGGCCTCATCGAGCCGTGGCTGATAGAGCAATCCAAATGTCAACCCCCGGTCACGCCCCTCTCGCCACAGCGTATGATCATCCGTATCATTCGGCCCGGCAGGTGCCCACCACCCTGGTCGGAAGTGCACATCCAACGGAGTGGACGGGGCCAAGTTACGAAGCACTGCGATGAAATCCAGTAATTTCCACGTATCTCCCGACCAGCCCCACTCGGTTCCATCCTCAACCGCATACCCACCCCCACGCGTGGGGTCAGGGAATTCCCACCCCGTGCCAATGAAATCAGCATTGGTACGTGGCACAATATATTCAGCCCAGGCACAGGCTTGACCGTAGCTCATTGGCTGATCACCTCGATCAGTAATCAGCATATGCAACCACCTCATTCCAGATGCGTGCAATTCTTCCTCAATCTCATATGCCAAGTCCAAGGATGCTTCTTTGGTCGTGGGCATATTCTCCCCGCCTGGCATCACGCAAATGGGCAAGTCAGTGTAGCCGGCAGCGGTGTAATCTGCTCTGAATTGGGCACGCTTATCTGCGGTCCAACGATAGTAGAACAGCCCGCAATCTCCATTCCGGTCATCGCCCATTTCCCAATCCGGTGCGAGGGCCAAGAAGTTGGCGTTGAGCGTCCCTCGGCCTATGACCTTTGGCGGCTGCGGCGTCGGGTCAGGTTCCTGTACGATATAGACGGGAATTGGGTCCACCTTCCCCATCCCAAACCACGAGAGCAGCCAGCGCCAGAATGTAGCCATTATCCACCTATTTTTCAGGCTCTACGATGGGGTGCCCGTCCTCGTCTGTCCACTCGGTTTCCATGATGTGCGTGTCTTGCCGATTGGTAACTACCATCCAGCTAACCACGTCATCACATTCTTCTTCACAGTCAATGGTCAGGGTGCTGCCTGTAACCGAGCCGCGAACGTGATGCCACCCTGTTTCGTTGGTTGTATAGCACTGGGCTTCCCGACAGAGTAGCGCCCACGTGCCAGCGGTCATCCCTGCGGCATCATCCAGATCCACCGTCGCCTGTCCAGCAACCAGGGTCGCTGCTCCACGGTAAATCAGCAAGGTTTCATTGGATTCAGCAAACGAATGAATTAGGTGATGCGTGTCGGTCATGCTAGGAAGTGGATGGTCGATTTTGAAACTTCCCGATCCCTTGGACAACGCGCCAGCGACAGCCACAGCACCACCCGGTTCGACGGTTAGCCGTGCTGTCGAGGTGGCATCGTCCCCCGTGCGTAAAATCACATAGCCAGCTTGTAGCTCAACGGCAGCGGTATCGTAGGAACTGTTGAATCTGGCGGGAGATCCTGAATTGAGGTATTCATTTGCGCCGATCCATAACTGGATGTTTGTCGTACTTGTCCAGCTATCAATGCTCCCATCGACCGTGCCCTGATCGTTCTCCAGGCGAATGGTCGGTGTGGCGGATTCGGCGGCATCAATACAGAGATCTCCGCCGGTTGGTGTCACCCCAATGCCGACATCGCCAGCAGGAGCGATGGTCATCGCCGTAACCGCCGATGCGGAATTATAGGTGACAAAAGTCAGAGATCCGCTGCTATCCGCACCTGACCGATTGCCAGCGATATAGGCCATGATGTTATTGGTCGTCGAAACGCGGTTGATGAACATGACCTGTCCGGTTGCGTCATCGCCCGTGCGTGTGCCAACAATCTCCAGGCGCGGCTGTGTCGCTCCCTGGAGCGTGAGTGCCGTAGGCGCACTGAGATAATTCGGGGTCGCGGTTCCGATGCCGACATTGCCGTCAAATCGGCTGACCCCCTCGTCTACCCACAGGGCGTAATTGTTGGTGGCTTCGCCGGGTGCATCTAAGATATAGAGACTTGCAGCATTCGTGACCGCAGACCCAGACCCCACAGTAATAGTTGGTGCAGCTATATAGGTTTGTGCCGCCAACACAAGAGTCATACTCGCGGCTGGCGTAGCGAGCGATGAGGTAAAACTTTGCCCTGTGAGCCGTGCTACATCACCAACGTGTCCCGTAATAGCCGTTTCAGTAACGAGGCCAGAAGCAACAGATGAATCCCCACCAGACGTAAATGATCCAGCGATGATGGTCTGGTAATAGTTAAGATCGGCTGCGCGGAAAAGCCCCAGGCCGGTAGACGTGAGATTCAAGGCATTGGCGTTTGCCGATGTCTCAACACGGAAGTCTTTGTCTGCTCCCGCGTCGTTGAAGACCACATTCCCCACGACATCAAGCGTCGAGTCCAGCGTCGTCGCGCCCGTGACATCGAGCGTGCCCCCAAGGTCGACATTGGTGGGCAACGCGGCGTTCACGATCTGCGTTGACCACTGAGGCGCAGACCCACTACTGGTCAAGATTTTGTTCGCGGTGCCGATTGCGAGCCGTGCGAGTTGCGTTGAAGACGAGGCGTAGAGGACATCGCCAGCCGCTTGACTCGTAATCGCAATGCCGCCAGACCGCAATGCCGAATCATTGTCAGACAGAAACGTATTCATGTCCGACGCCAGCACTTTATAGCCCGTGGTCCAGCTTTTCGGTGTGCTCCAAGCCATCGTTCCTCCTACCAGCCCAAGACAGTCGTTTCACCCAACTCTGACCTACCAGCCGTCTCCAAGAGCCACATGGCATACGCTGACCCAGGAGCCAAGCCGAGTGTACACGTGAGCCACGGCCCACCGCGCACCTCCAAGCCAATCGACTGGATGAGCATCTGGATTTGATCGGCCCCAACCGTAGACTCTGACACATCAACAATATCACCAGGCTCACGTGCCAAGGCTTGCTGGAGCAAATCTGCTGAATCATTCCCATTGAACGTAATTGAATCCAATTGTGTTGCTGCCGCATCGTTGAAACCATCCTCAACCGTTAGTGCATACCCTTGTGCATTTTCTGGATTCGATTGATACGCCAGGTCAATGGTCAGCATCTTGTCTCCGTATGGCTGCGAAGACACGGCCTCAAAACTTTGCTGCGCTCTCTGATAAATCCCCTTGCCGCGAAGCTGAAGAAACGCCACCCCGGAGCCATTCACCAGATACACGGTTGATGCCCCGGTATTTGAAATGGCCAGTTTTGCCGTGGAGGCATATGCCGTAGTGGTGATGCTCAAGTCAGAAGTCAAGTTTGAGCCTGTTCCGTCAACTGCCGCATTCCCCAAATAATCCGTTGTGGCCGTCGCGTTTACAACCGCCGTGCCTCCTATCAAGGTCTGCGTATCATTTGGATCACGGTATTCTAAATACACCGTGAGCGTTTCACCAGAACTCACAGACAGCGGCGTCCCGGTCGTGGATGCGATCACCGTCGTTGCTGATGCATCAATAGTCCTCGGACTGATGGTGGTTCGCACGTTATTCACCAGTTCGTCCACGCTCGCATTCGTGGTCAAATCTGACATCGTTTCGTCAAAATGGAATTGAGGAGTCCCGGTGCCCCTCGTATTCCTTGATTGAAGTACCAATGTCCCGTCGCCAGTCATGAAAATCCCGCCATATGTGCTGACCGCGATATGTTTGCATATTGTGAGTGCCGGTGTGCCCGATCCCAACTCGTTGAACGCATACGGAAACGTGTCAACCCCAGTGTCAAAATCACGCCGAAGGGGTTGCGCGACGGCGGGTAACGAATCCAGCACCAAGGTCAGCAGTTCCGCTTCCGTTTTGTTGATCGCCACGTCGATGGCTCTGACTTTCGTTTCTGCCAAATCACGCATCCGGTCGTAACTCGTCACGCGCACAAAGTGTGGACGGTATGCCCCTGGATTTGGATTGGCAGCACGCAGCTTTCCCCAGTGTTTGATATAGCCCAGACGTGCCGTGATTGTTCCCGAGGCTGGAGTTGCCGGAGTGAGCGAACCAAGTGAATACGTAAACGTCGTGGACGCTGTGTCCGTGATTTGAAACACTCCGTTATAACCAGACTGACTGGCCCCGGCTATCGTAATCCAATCACCAGTGCTATAGCCATGACTAGCCGCAGTAGTGACAGTCGCCGTGCTGCTCGACCTCGTAATGGACGAGACACTTTGAGCGGCATCGCTCGTCCGGTACATCGTCACACGAATCCCGGCACCAAACACAAATCCCGATAGCGCATCCGCATGGTGAAAAGAGTATTTCAGCCCTTTAAGTGTGAAAGAGCACTCCCCAGTTCCTCCCACCACATCCATGGGTTTGTCGCCAAATATCCCGTAGGAGATGGACACACCTTCTGCTACCATCACATCTGGGGTCAAATCAGTCCAGATGTCGGTGGCCGTCTCTACTCCTATGTGAACTTCAAGTTGCGCGCCCATTTCATTACTTCTGCATCACGAGGATGCCCCGAGAGCAACGATTGCCTCCTCACACAATGGTAACGTCATCTGCTAATTCATCAGCGTTAGACTGTCGGAGAGTGCCAGCCCAAACGCTCTCGGTTGGTCTTTGAGTAACCGCTCAATGCTTCCCAAGCGTTTTTCGAGAACGGCTGTGCCGGCAGATTCCCCTGAAACCTCGTTTATTGTTTGAATGCGCTCTTTGCCGTGTAAGACAACCGGGGTGCCTGCTCCAAAATCGTGGAAAGCTCCACGTGTCCCGTGCTTAAATCCCTGAAATTCAAAATTGTCCCAATTCATGTCCACCCTTCCCCAATCCCAATCAATGTCCGGCATATCAAAATCGGGCATCTGCTCAACGCTAAACCCCACGCCGACGTTGACTTGATCAGGGATATCCTTAATCGAGGTGCCTACACCATCAGTCAAGCCCAAAAGGTCAAGGAAACTGTTGATCAAAATCCCAAGTTTGTCCACAACCTGATCAAACTTGGCGGCCATCGGCTCAGCGAAGTCCACATCACTCATGTCGGTGATAGCCTCGCCGTTTGCCCCAACCAAGGTGCCCATCGCTATCATCTGCTCAATGATTGGGCGCATGTTGTCCGGTATCGCCACGCCCGCATTTTGGGCGTCAGTGACGAGGGCTTGGACTTCATCTCCCATCCCGGCTATCACCGCTCCAACCTCTGCGCCATTTGCCGTCAGCATTTCAAAATCGGCGCTGATGCCGTTCGCAATATCGTTGAGCTTCGCCTCATCAAACTTCGGCCCGAGGGCAGACAACTCAATCCCGTACTTGCTTGCCGCAGCCTCCATCGCCTTGAAATCGACCTTTGAACCGTGCATTAACTCGTCCATCTTTAAACGCTGGTCATCAGTGATCACGCCCAGATCGATCAATTGCTGCATGAACGGCTGTAACCCTTCTTGCCGTAAATCAACCATCCCGTCTCTCATGCGAGTCAAAACCGTTGGGAGGTCTTGGCCTAGCGCCTTATCGACCAAATCCTCACCAATCGCTGCTGTGATTGCATCCATATCCAGCCCAAATTTCTGGGCCAGCGTGATCAACTCCATGAACTGCGTTTGCCCCGCTTCTCCGGCACTATCAAATGACCCAGCAAGCTGAGTGAGGACAGGCAGCAAACCCTCAAGGGCTTGCTCTGAGGTGAGCTTGCCCATATCAATGGCGCTGAATGTGTCCCTAGCCGCACGGGTGACGTTCGTGAATCCCAGAGCCATCACGCCGCCGGACACCTCAATAGTATTGCCTAGCGTGAGGAGCAACCCGGTGAAAGAATCGCCAACAGTCTTGGTCATTTCCGCAGCGGCTTTGGCCGCTGTTTTGTTGAGCGCAATTCCCCACATACGCTGTGCAGTACTTTTGACGTTCTTGATGGTTTTATCCCCAAATAACTTTTTGCCTAGCCACCCTCCTATTTTCCCTGCCGCCTTCCCGATCCCCTCGGCCAAGAGACTTCCAGCCATTCCACCTAACGGACCCATCACTGACCCGAGCATCCCGCCCAGCTTTCCAGTCAACCCGTCAATCGAACCTTTGAGCTTGTCCCCGAGGTGCCCCCCAAGCGTTGAGCCAAACAGAGAGCCAACGGCCTTCATGGCATTACCGCCACCCTTGAGGGCATCAACCATAATGCCCGGTATCTTCTCCCAGACACTTTTCAACTTGTCCGCCAGTGAAATTTGCCGTTCTATCTCTGGTGGTCCTACAAAATCATTTGCTGCGGACTGAGCATTGCGGAACAAATCTGCAAGGTCATCCAGTTCAGTGGAGAGGTCTGCCCCATCATCGCGGAGCTTCAGCGCGGCTTCTCCAAGTCTGAGCAAGGCCGTTTCGCTGTCTTGCCCATTGAAAATCAAAAGGCCCAACGACATCTCCAGCGCATCAACCTGTTTGCGGAGATTTTTGCCGCTGAATTCATCGGCAAGTTGGTTCGCTTTGCGGGCAGTCTCGGACATTGTCGTGCCCACCTCTTTGACTTCCCCTTCTACCTCCCGGGTGGCCTCAGCAAGATCAACAAACACTCCCTCAAGCACTACTCCTTCATCAGCAAGATCGGCAGCTATCTCCCCCGCACGTCTCATTGTATCTGCATTCATTTGTTGCTCTGGGGTCAATTCTCTCCAGGCAGCTTTGAGCACTTCTAATTCCCCTAGCAACCCCTCGCCAGACAATTCCTTGCGCAAGTCTTCCGTAGCGGATAGCAACTCATCTGATTGTTGACGCTGTTTTTCTAATTCTGCGGATGCGTCTGCGGCTGCTTCCTTCTGTTGGTCAAAAACATCAACCATGCGCTGAAGTTCAGGGGTCAAGTCTTTCCCCGCATCCCGAAGTGAAAGTGCTCGCTGCGTGATGAGATACATCTCATCTTGGTTCAACCCACCGACAACTCCAGCAAGGTTGACCATCGCTTGTTGTAATTCTTTTACTGTGCCACTGACTCCGGCGGCTTCGCCTAATTTCTCCCGCAGTTCGTCAGCTGCGGGGGTCACATCTCCGAGGTCACGACCTAATTGTCTTGTGGACAATTGGGCTTTTACCTCTTCATCTGATAGGAGCCTCAACCAGCCTTTAAGACGCACAATAGCGTCTTTCACCGCATCAATTCCCATAACCCATTTTATAAACTTCCACGCCGCAAACCCTACAGCAATTGCGGCCACAAACGCCACCCCTACCCCAGTGGCCGTCCAGAGGGCATAGAGGGAAGTAGTGAGCACCCCTGAAGCAGTAGCGGCCAGCCCTTGCGCTATTGTTATTGAACCAAGATATGCGATGAACCGCAATATAACTCTTTTGCCCCCACCGATAACAAGCATCAAGGCTTTCTTCACAGTGGTGTAGGCTATCGTTGCGGCAGATGCAACCTTTTGCGCTGCGGTGGTGGCCGCAATACGGGTGACTAAGGTTTTGAGGGCACTCCCGGTAGCAAGTGCTGCCGCGTTCAAGAATTTCAATGCGGGGGTGAAAAAAGTCTTGACACCCTTTGCTAGAAAGCTCTTGTTGAGTGTAGTCATCGCCCGGGTTAACATGGACACTTTGGGAACGGTGCTTGCTACCGTCAATGTCCCAAGGGAAAGAAATCCAGTGATGAGTGCCCCCACCCCAATAGCCATTTGACCGAAGATAATGAGCAACGGACCCATCGCAGCAGCTAGCGCAATAACCCCAATGATGACTTTTTGGGTGATGGGGGAAAGAGAGGTGAATGCGGGCACTAGTTTATTGGACACCCAATTCGCAGCCTTGATCCCGGCTTCAAAGAGTCCGATGAGTGCGGGGGCCAGTTTTTCTCCAATCTCAATGAATGCCCCTTCAGCCGCTGACTTGAATCGGATGAAAGCCCCATTCAACCCCTCCATCTGGATGGTGGCTACACGGCTGGCGATGCCTCCGGCATTCTCCAATTCTCCGGTGAGCTTACGCAGAGCACCGTGCCCCTGTGAGACCAATCCCGCCATCGCGGGTCCAGCCCGCAGCCCAAAGATAGTCATGAGCTGAGCGGTAGTGGCTCCCCTCTCCCCGAGTTGCTGCACGATGTCCGCCATGGGTAAGAGTTGGCCGGTGGAATCTGTAGCCACTAATCCCACCTCACGCATCGTTTTAGCAGCCTTGTTCGTGGGGGTTAGCAACTTCGTAATGGCTCCACGCAACGCTGTGCCCGCCATACTCGCCTGTATGCCCGCATTTCCCATGAGGGACAATGCGGCAGTTGTTTCTTCAAAGCTCACCCCAGCAGACTTGGCCACTGGTCCAACGAATTTGAATGCTTGCCCCAATTGGACCAGGTCAGTATTGGCAGATGTGAATGCCTTCACTAAGATGTCATTTGTCTCACCAACCTGTTCCACCGTCCGACCGTAGCCGGTGAGAATATTGGTGGTGATATCAGCTGACTCTGCGAGTCCAAGATTGGCCGATGCGGCAAGCTCAAGCACGCCGGGAAGTGATCCCATGATTTCTTGCGTTTTGAACCCTGCCATCGCCAAAAAGCCCATGGCATCTGCGGCTTCACTCGCAGAAAATTTAGTGCTTTTGCCAAGGTCTTTGGCCAGTTGGGTCATATCATCAAAGGCTTGCCCCGTTTCCCCGGTCAAGGCTTTGACTTTGTTCATATTTTTCTCAAAACTTCCAAACGCAATTCCAGCCGCAGCCCCCATTGCTACGAGAGGCAACGTCAAACCCGTCATCAGGGACGTGCCCGCAGACTTCATCCCTGCGCCGATAGTTTTGAGTCTTTTACTGGTAGACTGAAGAGCAGCAGATGCCCGCGTAAGCGCAGGAGTCATCTGATCTTGTAACTTGAGAACGGCAAGAAGAGTGCCAATGTTGATCATTCTTTCTTTTCCGTGTTGATCCCCAAAAACTCTCCCACCATTTCCATTTGCAACCGGAGATAGCGGGTGGCTGCGCTATCGGTTGGAACATTCTTAGCATCTGCACTATCAACACGTGATTTGGCACTAGCTAAAGAGCGCATGTCCATAATCTTGAAAATGGACCCGCTGGAATCATTCTCTAGCGCAACTCGTGCCTCGTCTGGCAAACAGCTAAACTCTTCACAGACTCTTGAGATGATCCACTCTTCTGGTGGCGGAATGTCGGAGTCATCTTGGTCTAAATATTCGACAAACCGCTTGGCCCTTCCCCCGCTTCATCCTGTGTCTCAGGCCGACTATAGTCAAAAATGGCTTGAGACAGAAATGCGGCGGTGGGCTCATCAAGCTCGCTGAGTACTTCTACCCGATTGGAGTCAGTAATGGCCGGGTCTAACGTCCACGACACAATCCCCTTCTCCAACAGGGAGTCACGATGATAATTGGCAATGTTTGCTTCTTGCGATTTCTGAATGCGATCCACCTTACCACTGTCCTCATTTCTGAGGGCCATGAGCAGTTCTGCTCCCACCTCGCGCATGAACCCAATTCCCTGAGATTGCTGCGCCGCAGCGGCATCGGAAAGTTTGCGGTGACTCAACTTACGAATCACCGCAGACTCCCCAGAATCCAACGGCAGATCTACCGTTTTCTGCTGTCCAATCACCAGTCCCATCGCTCATTCTCCTTGAAAGGTCTAACTCTTGTTATTACAAGAGGTTGGACACTGAAATCAACGATTGACCACTCATACATGTAAATGTACAGGTGACTATGCTCGTTGCTCTCGGGGCATCCTCGTGATTTATAGCAACATAAACTCTCAACGAGTTTATGACCACGCACCTGTGCCAGTTGGTACCAATTCAGCAACAATCGTCTGAATCGCGCCATTGGCCGCAACCACTTCAGATGACATCAAGCGAACGTCTACAGTGTACGTTTTCGAGTCTCCGAACACTACCACAAGTTGGCGCCCATCATCCTGTGGACCGTCATCAACCGTCCCGAGTACGGCATGCGTGCCTGTGGTTCCCGTCGTGTCCCATATGCAAGTGAGGATGATGTTTTCAGTTGTCAATTGACCCGTAGGAGTCTGCTCAACGAAAGCATCCCCCAATGAGGTCGTTTCCATCAGAGTCGAGGTCTGCTTGACGCTGACCCCTTCCAAGATGAAATTGGTGAGTGCCCTTGCGGTCCCCCCTGGTCCATCTTCAAGGGTGACGGTGACTGAGCTTGGTCCGTATCTGCCTGCCATAGTGTTGTACTCCTGTCCTGTTTACGAACGTGAAAACCCACAAAACACAGTGATGCTGCCACTTCCCGTCACACTTCCTGTGAACGCCACATAACGCTGGACTGTTCCGCTCATCTCCAATCTTTCTGCGAACGGGGCTGAGACGCTAGTTGAAAAATTTATGAATGCTGAATATGTAACATCATCAGATGATTCTTTTAATTGCCCAGTAAACGCTGAAAAACCGCTTGCAGCGGTACACTGAAGATACCCTACTCCACCCCCACTCGTTGACGCTGCATTATCAACGGGTGTGCTTTCGGTATTCCATGAAGCGGTTTTGGCGGCAAGGGGTTGTATTATCACCCCCGCATCCCGGCTTCCGGTCATTGAGTAAGTCACATTGGCTTTCGTCAAATTGCCTGACTCTGCCGCCACTTCATATTCTTGGGTGAAATTGCCTTTGTACCCCACCATGGGATAACCAACTGTTTGCCCCGCAAACCCGAGGCACATCACCCTCTCGGTGGCTTGGGGAGAAGTTGGCACCGACGCATTAAACGCAGCGTGACCCCCGTTGGTGCTGGTGTCAAAATAAGCCCCTTCTTGAGTGACTTCAACAGATACCACCCCCGTTGGGTCATGTGAGGTGAATGAGTCCCCCAATGCCGTCACGTCCTCAGTGGGTGAGGTGGCTTTTTCCCGCAACCCCTTGAGCTTTTGCCCCAAGAGATTGTACCCATCAACGAAGAACAGCGCACTAGCTGGTCCAAATTTACCAAGTGCCATTATTTCTTCCTCCCCGCAGCTTTTGTGGTCTTAGACTCCCCCACAATCTCTACATTCCCCCGCTTCAGTTGATCCTTGAGTGAACTGGTCGGGAGATCATTACAAAATTGCCCCGGCTTGCGTTCAATCAATACCAATTTGGACTTCTGTCTATTAGATAATTTGCTGATGCCTCCAGCCCGTTTGACCATCTCTAAACTCTCAGGGGACGGGTATGTCAGACCCACTAGTGCTCTCAATTGATTGCTCATAACAGATCCCTTTGATATCCACATTTCATACAGACTTCTTGCCCGCCCATAACCGGCTTGAATTGGCCTTTATCCTCACCGCACTGTTCGCAATGACCGTCCCCCCGGGGTTTGGTCCCCCCATCGGTAAGAATCACCCCACTCATGTTACTTCCTTTTGAAAGATGATGTTGAACACAATCCTTGGTCGTCCATTCTCATCTGGACCCAATGCGAATGGTTGTTGCATCATCGTTGTGAGGTCATACCGGGTGCCTGAGAGGTCTTCCGTTTGAATCGTTTTGAGGTTATTGAATGCTGTTTGCGCCGGGGTGCGTGCACTCGCATAGTCATCCACATTCCCACGAAACACTACCTGAACCCCTGGTTGCTCAAACGTAATTCCCGCTGTGCCTAAAACTTCAATGCCGCCCAATCCCCCCGTTTCATATACCGCTGCGCACACATCGGGAGTAGGAGGCATCATGCCTTGAAAGACATTAGTACCCAAAGTGCCCGAGATGGCCGTGGCTAGCCGGGTGCCAATTTCATCAATCACTGTTGCCATTAGACTAACGCCACCTTGAGCCGAGCAGCCACCCGTTTACTGATAAATGGCGCAGACTCTTTGATAGTGTTTTCCAAGAATTTGGCTTCACCTGTCCGATGGAGTGCCTCCATGTCCTCGTGAACCACCTTAGCATACGGGGCTGCTGGACCACCTACTTTGATAGTGACTGAAATCTCAGTGCCACCTTTTGTGTACTCCGGGGGCATCGTTTCATGGCTAGCCCTCAGTGCCCCCGTCTTAACAGGTGTGCGCATCATAGACTCGGCCATCTCAATCAAACCTTCACTGTACAAAGCAGCCCCAACCGCACCGGGTATCTTCGCAGCCATCGCAGCCATCTTTCTCCGCATGGCTTTATCACCCAGCATCTTGACCCCGTTACCAAAGTGTTGATATTGTAGAGGGTTAGCCAAGCTCCACCTCCACCATGTATTCAGCATTAGTGTCTGGGTCCACTATCCCCCTCACCATAAGTATAGCCAACTCAGAACTATCGGGCAAGGTCACCATATCGGTGTTTGCTATTGTGACGGGATAGGGAAAAGTGAGGAGGGCTTTGGACAACACTTCCTGACCCATAGCATCTCGGAGAAGTTTGTTGCGCTTTTCAACAATCGCTTTCCGCGATGTAGACGTGCTGAAAGTGGGCGTTCCAAACGCATCCCGAGTCAAGCCTGTTTTGTGCGTCACAGTCGCCTGAAGAGTCTCAGTCAGAGTGTTCGCAATGGAAACCCCCGACGCAACAAGGTCAGCAAATCCAGCCATCTTATGCCCTCACCGCTGCTATTGTACTCATGAGTCTCCCCCGGGGTTTGCCCCACATCTCAGGGATCAAATGATACACCGCATCAGGAACAATTTTATTGTAGGTTCCACTATCGCTAAACGTGAGAGTGATGGAACCCGCTTTCAATTGGGCTAGGCTTTCAGCCTCAGTCGGGTTGTCATCAGCCCTCCGAGATACAAGCAACTGGCGCGCAAACTCCGCTGTGGCATCTCGTATAGGCTCAGGCATCGTGTCAGCATCCAACGCATACCCGTTTCTGTTCCACAACCCACTGCGCGGCCACGCCAATTTTTGCGTAGTGGTCGTCACTGCCCCGTTCCAATCATACAACGATTCCAACAACTCAGTGGCCCACAATATAGCCCGGGTCTTGTTATTGTCTGTGGAGGCAGCCCACGTCGTACCTGAAGCCACCCGATCATCGTGATATTGATCAGCTTGGGCCAACGTCACGTAACTGTTGGACGAGGCACCTTTGGCCGTGGCGTCAATTGCTGATGTTCCCATTTTACTGGTTCACAACAAGGTCAACGTCCAGCGTGGATGAACCCGTATATGAGGTGCCCGCAATTATTGTCTTCACCCTGAGCCTATCCCCCATCAACCCGTCTTTGATCGTATTATCTGAAAGTGCCCCATCTGTGGGGGTATAGTTTGCTGCTAGCGCAATGTATGAGCGCACTGCGTGTATTCTAGTTGCAGAAGAGGTTGTAAAAGCCCATTGAGCAATATCTACCCACGTGTCCCCTCTATCCAGGGACGTTTGGAGAAAAACATCGCACGTGCCTCCCCCCGCTGCCCTGACGAATGTTGATTGAGCGGCCAAAGTACTAATGTCCCGAGGCACGCTAATCTCATCAGATACAAAAGTGCCGGTGGCCAACAAACTAAACGCATTGACCAGACCAATACTCCTATTGGGCTGGATAGACGGTGCCGCAGCTGCCATATGAGACTCCTATGTCTAGCAAATCGAAAATGGCGCAAGCACTACTTCACCATCCTCTTGCGCTTCTTGGCTGTTCTCGTGCCGGTTGACGAGGGGCTGACGTAAACCCCACCCTGAAGCTCAATCGTTGCTCTCGGGGCATCCTCGTGCGCACCTGACACCCGTTTATGGATTGACGAGTCAAAGTCAGACTCATTAATCACAATCTGTTGTTTTGAAGATAACTGAACGACAGTCATAGTAGAACACGTTGACATGGGCTATGCCTCCAGAAAGAAGAAAAAGAAGTGACCCCGCCCACCGGAGAGTAGACGGGGTCACGAGGCACTAGCCAGCGAGCCTGACACCCAACTCTTGTCGGATGACCGATGCACCATACAGCGCATCATACGCCCACTGCCATTGACGATGTTGACGGGTGACTTCCACTCGGAGAGACAACCCCGAGTTTTCATCAATCGCCACTCCTTGGAAGGATGCCCCCGGCACCTGTACGGTGTCGATGAGGGGAGCCATTGCAAAGGCAATCGCATCCCGGTGCATCAACACGTTACACACGTGGTCGGCTTTGAACGTCACCGCTGCGTTATCGGCCCACGCCACTTGAGCTGTGGGGTTCATGGTGATAACGGTTGAAGTGCTTGACACCACGCAATAGGTCTGCGTGTCGCCAGCCACTGTAAATATGTCCCCAGCTGCTGGTGCTGTGCCCCCGCCATCCCATGTAAGTGTGGTGTCGCCAACAGAAACAGACGCATCATTGACTAGAACAGTGCCTGCACCCGTATTGGAGTGCGTGGGCACGTTCTGCGTTCTAATCCAATTGGCACCCAACTTCTCCCCGATGGTGCCCTTGATGATCGTCTCGGTTCCACCCGAATACGACGCATCAGCAAACGCACGCAACCCTCGGGCATTGGCTTCCAACGCGGTATCTATGAGCATGAATCGGGGTTCATCGTCCATCAATTGATCGCTGGCTACCTTGGATGCTGAGAGAAAGTCAGCTGTGGTGCTCGCCAACGGAGTAGTCCCAGCGGTGCCAACATATCCATAGAACCCATATGCTCCATCCGTCAGGCTCCACAAATAATTATCAATATTGTTAGCTATAGCCTTCACAGCTTCGCTGATTTGCATCGGGACGATACCCTGCTGGACTTGCGCCAACCCCTTATCGTCAATTGCGAAGGGTGCCTCATACCATTGATCCAGCGTAATAGCTTTCACCGTAGGAGTCACAGCGGGAACTGCGGGTGGAACCACGTCAGGGGCAACCGTTCGAGCAGTCACTGCTGCCGGAATAGTCACATTGACGGTGGCGTTGCGCTTGGCTCCCGTGATAGATTCTTCATAATCACGGTTAACAATGCGCGGCATGACTACTTTTTCACGAAGGGCTGACAGGCCCATCGCAGCCATGGTGTTCAGAATGTTAGTGGTGACAAGTGCTCCAGCCATGGTGTTTTTCTTCTCCTGATAACAAGTAAACTGTCACCAGCAACTACACCGTAGCTGGGCCTGTACTCCGCCGGAGTAAGACCAGGGATGCACTCCCCGAGTGCCTCCCCTCTGACTCTTCTGCCCACCCAGATTATACCCCGTATCATCTGGGCCCAGTGCCGTTATTGATTCCCGCAGCCTCTTCTGCTGTTACAACGCGCATCTTCCCGGTTGAAATTTCTTTTCCGTATTTGCCCAAATCTTGGGGTGACGGGTCAATCAAGAGCTTGACCCCCGAGGGCAACCCTGATGCTATCTCTCCAGCCCCGGGGGGAGTACCCATACCGTTGCTTTTTCCAAAAGCAAATCCCACGTCTTTGGTTTGGGTGGCCATCCATTCTGCGAGGGGCAACGGTTCCCCGGGCTTTTCAACACTGTAATTCCCCGTCTTGGCGCGCATATCCCCGTCAACCATCTCAAACCGCTCACGTGCGCGACTCACAATGAAAGACTGCGCAGCATCTTGACCCCCCACCGCTTTGAACGCTCTACCAATAGCCGCAGCCATGGATTGGTCAGACACCTGTTGCTCGGCGGTCTTGCGCGCAGCATCCGTGGCCTCTAATTTGGCTTGAACTGCCTTGAATTCCGTTTCCTTGAATTGATGCAACGCAGCGTCCACGACTGCTTGGACATCCCCTGCTTTTTTGACCCCTTTGCCTTCTAACTCTTTGATTTGGGTTATTGCTGCTGTAGCTTGTTCGGGGGAGATGTCCCCGAAAGACGTGCCCCGATCTGCGAGGGTTTTTAGCTGGTCCCGTTCAGCCATAAGAGTCACGTTGTTGTTTCTGAACTCAGTGACTTTGTTCAACTGCTCATTATGCGTCAACTGGTCCACATATCCTGGGAGTTGTCCATCCAGTTGAAGGACAAACTTGCCTTCAGTGTTCCCGACGTAATGAGAGCGCAAACTCTCATCAATTTGGTCCAGTGAATCAATTACGGGTTTTAACGGCATTCTAAACCTCCATGATCATACGGGTTTCAGGGTGGGCTGTAGTTTTTTACTTACCTATAATTCAAATGAGCCAATAGAATATGCCGTACAAGGGCTGACAGGGTGACGTTCCTCTTTCCTGCTTTCATCGCCAATTGGTCAAACACTTCTATCGGCACCCGAGAATTGATGGGGATAGTCTGTTTGAGTTTCTCAGATGGCAATCGTGGTCGGCCAGGTTTGCGTTTCAATAGATGGCTCCTGGTTTGCCCTCTGGCGGGGGATTCTCAAGCACCACTACATCTTCGGGGAATTGCGCACTGAGATGGTTCACCCATGAAAAGTCTCGGTTGGGATAATACTGAAAGTCATCAGACAGTGGAAAGATGTTGATCAGCCGGACAGTGCGGGCATCTTTCGAGGTCCATCTGCCTGCGGTCAATTCGGCTTGCTCTCCAAAAAACAAAATGCTGCGCGGCATATATCCTCCCCACAGTAGCGATATCAAATAGAATGTAGCCGTCTAATCTCATTGATGGAGTGAACAATAAAGTCAAACATGTCTGGGTCTTGAGTTGCGAATTTCAACGGGTCTTTGTAGAAGTATTCCAACCCCATAGACAAAACCTCTGAGGCATTATTGTACTTTTTGCCGATGTACGCATCCAAAAATTTGTTCTCAAACGCCCACTCATCGTCAGCAAACTTCCGATTGGGGTACAGCTTCTTGAGTTGTTTCAACTGCTCCCCTTTAGCCCGTCTCTGTACCCACTTCCATGATTCCTTATTCCACCCTGTGCGTTGTTCTATCCAATGGGCAAATTCGTGAACCACCGTCTTCATCCCATACTCCCCACCGTGAACGGACATATTGATAGTGCCTCCTTGCCCCGTCCATGGGGTGTAGTTTGACCTCCCTTCAAAAAGACCTGTTCCAGAATTGTTGACGCTTACATTCCACTTTTTCCCAATTTTGTCCCCCAATAATCGTCGAGTGAATTCAATGCCTTGAGCGTCCCTTTCCCCAACTCTTGCTATGTGTCGAGGAGAGTTTGTCTGTATCCCCTTGTTCAAGTCCCTAGCCGTTGTATGAATGTTCTTGGAGGACATGACCTCCCCTTGGTGGTTATAGACCTTGAATTCTGACCGGGTATCTGTGAGCAACATATCGTGAGCAGCTTGTCTAACATCCCCCGTCTTTTTGAGAGCTTTATCCAAAACCATTTTAGCTTCATCATATTTTTCGATAGCCTCATCAATCTCAGCTTGTGGTTTCTTCCCTTTCATTCTTCTCTGAACTATGTTTCTTGTCTGTCTCACTAACCGTTCCGCAACTCTGGGAGGGGGGGTTTTTCCGGCTTGCATTTTTTTGTTAAATACCCCCAGCAACTTCTTGCGTATTTCTGGCCCAGTTAATGGCCGTTTGGCCACTGCTTTGGGTTTGGGTTTGGGCTTAGGGGCAACAGTGGTGGGGGTAGGAGTCACCCCTGTAGCACCGGGCACCCCGAGTCCAGGTACTGGAACCACAGCACATCGGCAATTTGGGTGTGCCGTGGGACGATCCAGTGGTCCTACAATGCTTTGAAAACTGCCCGAGATGGGCACCTCCTCACCGCTCAATTGGGTACAAATAGGACATGCGCCAAACCCGGTCGTGATCCATCGTTTTTTCGCATCTGACCCGATCATCCCGGCTTTTTGCGCTTGGCCCCACGCAACTTGTTGTCCAAGAGCCAATGACCCAATAATCTCAGTGCGAGCAATCATCTTGGCCCGCACTCGCAAAGATTTCTGGATGTAGCGTGCTGTTTTCCGGTTCACCGCATCCAT